ACTGTGAACGGTGTCACAACACTGTTTGCTAAACAATGTTTCCCTGGTCAATTCGTTTCTATCCGTGGCATGTGCTACCGTGTTATGTCAATTGCATCTGACACATCAATGCAGATTTCTCCACCATATCGTGGCGTAACTTTATCCGGTAAATCAACGGCAGTTATTTCCGAAATCAACGATGTTAAAGTTGCACAGACTGCATGGAATCTAGACCGTATGGACGGAACAGGTCCATCAGGATACAACATCGATTTGGCTAAGATTCAAATGTTCTATATGGACTATTCTTGGTACGGTGCTGGTGCTATTCGTTTCGGTTTCAAAGACCAAGCCGGTCAAGTCATTTATTGCCACAGATTTATTCATAACAACCTTCAAACAGAAGCATATCTACGTTCTGGTAACCTTCCTGCACGTTATGAAGTTAACACATATGTTCCAGAAACAACAATAACAGCATCGATTGGTTCGGGTGATACTACCATTTCTGTGGCAAACACAGCAAACTTCCCATCATCAGGATCATTGCTCATTAGAGATCCTGCTGGTATGGAATACATCAACTTTACAGGCAAAACTTCAGGTACATTTACTGGAGTTACTAGAGGTCAAGCTGGTAATACTGCACTTACTGGTTGTACAACTGTCAGCGGTTCAACATCTTTGACCACAACATCTCCTACAACTGGTCTACAAATTGGACAAAGAATCACTGGTACAGGTATTCCAACAGGAACATTTATTGTTACCATAACTGCTGGAGTTCCAAACACAATTAAGATGAGCCGTGCCGCATTGTTATCGGGTACAGGATCGACAGTTATTGTTGATCCAATGGGTGCAACAGCAACAGGACACACATACTCTGCTACTGCACCAATTGCTTTAGCATTAGCGGCGCCTCAATTCGTACCAGCTATATCACACTGGGGTTCTTCTGTTATTATGGATGGACGTTACGATGATGATAAATCTTTTGTGTTCTCTACACCATCAACATCATCCTTAGCTGTTGCCGCAGGTGCAACGAATGCGGTTCTTTCACTAAGACTAGCACCATCAGTTGACTCTGGTATTCCAGGTGTTCTCGGTCAACGTGAAGTTATTAACACTATGCAGTTGACACTCCGTCAGATGGACGTTTTCACAAACGGTAACTTCTTGGTTAAATTGGTGTTGAATGGTATTGTAGATTCTGGCGACCTATGGCAAACTGCTGGCGCTCCAAGTCTTTCACAAGTATGTTATCACCCAGCAGGACGTAACGTTCGTGGTGGTGACCTGATTTATGCGTTCTTCGTTAATAACGGTGGCTCCGGCACAGTTTACTCTGCTACACAACAAGACTTGAACCTTGTTCGTGATATGGGTAACTCTGTGAACGGTGGTGGTACAAACAATAACTCCGGTCAACAAGTTTTCCCTGATGGTCCAGACGTTGTAACAGTTGTTGTAACAAGTTTGAACTCAACAGTACAGAACATTCAGTCTCGTCTATCTTGGACAGAAGCACAAGCATAACATGAGTAATAAAGCGGTTGTTGATGCATTAATAATTGGAACCCCCACAACAAATGTGGGGCAGTTCAATCTTTTTGGTGACGGTTCTGTTTCAGGTGCATTGAACGTTGGTACATTGGTATCAGATAGTGCATTTTCTATCACATCAAACAATGTAATATCAAATTCAGGTGACACCAAAATAATCGACTCGTTTCATACTGACGATTTTCGTGCGGCAACTTATGCCATAACTGTTGATGGTTCTTCTGGTGATACAAAAAGATTTTTGTTTACAACAATATATGTATTGCAAGATGAAGATGATGTTTATACAACTGAACAAGGAACATTGTTCAACAGAACACTTGGCACTTTCTCTGCAAATGTAACATCATCATCTAAATCAAACATTGTGAATTTACTTTTCACACCAACATCAAGCGAGACACTAACGATTAAATTAGTTAGAACTGGTTTTTACAAATAATAAGAATAACACACCTAGGGGAGAGTGAACCTTGGCATCAGCAAATACATTCGTAGTTAAGAATGGCTTAACAGTAGGCAACACTTATGTGATTGCCGCTAATGGCCAATGGGTTGGTGCCGGAGGTTTTGGTGCAACCGGACCACAAGGACCCGCAGGTAGTGCAGGTCCACAGGGTCCAATCGGACCCATTGGACCACAGGGTCCTATCGGTCCAATCGGACCTTTAGGACCAATTGGACCCATTGGACCTCAGGGACCTATCGGACCAATTGGTGACACTGGACCTCAGGGACCTATCGGTCCAATCGGACCTAGAGGACCAACTGGACCACAAGGACCCATTGGACCAATTGGTAATACAGGACCTCAAGGTCCAATCGGTCCTATCGGCCCTATCGGACCACAGGGACCCATTGGTAATCAAGGTCCTATAGGGCCGATAGGACCCATTGGACCACAAGGACCCATTGGACCGATTGGGCCAGTAGGACCAACAGGACCACAAGGACCTATTGGTTTAACCGGAAATACAGGACCACAAGGACCTCAAGGTCCTATCGGACCAATTGGACCACAAGGTCCTATAGGGCCAATCGGTCCAATTGGACCACTTGGACCAACAGGACCACAAGGACCCATTGGGGTAGTTGGACCAACGGGACCTCAAGGTCCTATAGGACCCATTGGACCAATTGGACCAATCGGTAATACAGGACCACAGGGACCAATTGGTCCAATCGGGGGTCAAGGACCCATTGGACCCATTGGTCCAATTGGACCCATTGGTACTGGTTTTGATGGTGTCACATCAGCAACAACCGCTGTGCCAGCATCAACAGGTACAATCACACTTGTAACAAATAAACAAGGTGCATTTGTTACTGGCTCAAGAGTTCGTGCAACAAACACAACTGCAAACTTTTTTGAAGGTACTGTAACAATTACAGGCGGTACATCTTTTGCTATTGCCGCAGATTTTAACATAGGCACAACTTCTGCCGCTTCATGGACAATTACTGCGGCTGGTGTAAGAGGTGCAACTGGACCACAAGGACCTATTGGTGGTCAAGGACCTATTGGTCCGATTGGACCCATTGGTAATACTGGACCACAAGGACCCATCGGTCCTATCGGACCAATCGGACCCATTGGTAATACAGGACCACAGGGACCAATTGGTCCAATCGGGGGTCAAGGACCCATCGGTCCTATCGGACCCATTGGACCTGGTGGTGGTCAAGGACCTATTGGTCCTATCGGACCTATTGGTCCTATCGGACCTATTGGACCAACAGGACCACAAGGACCTATCGGACCCATTGGGCCTGGTGGTGGTCAAGGACCTATCGGACCTATTGGACCAATCGGACCTATCGGTAACACAGGACCAACAGAATACTCAACGGCGGCCGCCGCATGGGCATTATCAGGTGGTGGCACAGTCACATGGAGCGGTGGCACAATTACTTGGACTCAACGTGTTATTGCGATTCCAGTTAACAAGGCTTTTGCATCTGCTGGCTATTTTGATATTGGTCCAACAACTTCATTAACTTTAGGTGCATGGTCAACTTTGTTTTATGTTCCACCATCTGCTTCAGGCAATGGATTTAATGCCGCTTATTACGTTATCAAAAACTATACTGATAACCAAATAATCACTGCAAACTGGATTCCAATTTGTACACACAACGGTGACACAGGCACCTTGCGTTGGAACCCAGGTTTTACTGATATTCCATCAGGTGGCGTATACACATCAAGTACAGCATCAACTTCATGGGCTATTGGTCCTAGAGGACCAACAGGACCACAAGGACCAATTGGACCCATCGGACCCATTGGGCCTGGTGGTGGTCAAGGTCCCATTGGTCCAATTGGACCCATCGGACCACAAGGACCCATTGGTCCGATTGGACCTATCGGACCAGGCGGCGGTCAAGGACCCATTGGTCCAATTGGACCCATCGGACCTATTGGACCAACAGGACCACAAGGACCTATCGGACCAGGCGGCGGTCAAGGACCTATTGGACCTATTGGGCCAATCGGACCTGGTGGTGGTCAGGGACCTATTGGTCCTATCGGACCCATTGGACCAGCAGGACCATCAACTGCAATCAATGCAACTGCTACTACAACATCACAAACAACATATATTGTTGGTGTAACTTCCAATGGTGTTGCAACAACACCATTTGTGTCAATTACAAATGCAGTTTGGTATAATCCAGGAAACGGTTACATGTATGCTGTAGCGATACAGTTGCAATCAGATAAAAAATTAAAAGATAATATACGAAAAATTGAGAATGCTGTTTCCAAAATTTCAGAAATTAATGGTGTAACTTTCGATTGGAAAAATAACGGTAAGAAAAGTATGGGTGTGATTGCACAAGATGTTGAAAAAGTTTTTCCTGAACTGGTCGAAACAAATGAAAATAGTGGTGTTAAATCAGTATTATATAACGGTCTAATTGGTGCATTGATTGAAGCGGTCAAAGAACAGCAAACACAAATAAATGAACTGAAAAGACAAATAGACTTTCTGAAACCAGACGATAAATAATCCCATAGGGGAAAAATATGCCATCAGTAACAAATAGACAAACTTTCAAAGAATACTGCCTTCGTAGACTCGGGTTTCCAACTATCGAAATCAATCTTGATGACGACCAGATAGAAGACCGTATCGATGATGCATTTCAATATTGGCAAGACTACCACTTTGATGCACTTCAGAAAGTGTATTATATCAAAGCGATAACACAAACGGATGTAAACAACAAATACATTGATATGTCTCCTTCAGTCACAAGGGATACAGGTAATAATGCAGTAAATATTGTTGGTGTCACTAGAGTGTTTCCACTCTCAGATTCAATCAACACAAACAATATGTTTGACCTCCGTTATCAGCTACGTCTGAATGAGTTGTATGATTTTACTTCCGCATCTTATGTGAACTATACACTCACGATGCAACACCTTCGTTCACTTGAACTTATGTTCACAGGTGAAGTACCAATACGTTTTCAGAGACACATGCATAAACTGTATTGTGACTGGGGTTGGGGTTCAGCGGTGAATGCAGGCTCGGTTGTTATTGCAGAATGCTATGCAATGATTGACTCTGCACAGTATGCATCGGTTTGGAATGACCGTTGGCTCAAAGAATATGCCACAGCACTCATTAAGAAAAATTGGGGAACAAACCTTAAAAAGTTCGCTGGTGTTCAACTACCAGGCGGTGTTATACTAAATGGTCAAACAATCTTTGATGAAGCAACGGAAGAAATCAAGAATTTGGAACTTGAAATGCAATCAAAGTATGAATTACCGGTAGATTTTTATCTTAACTAATGGCAACCTCAGTATACTTTAACAACTACAATTCTTCACCTGAGCAAAGACTCATTGAAGATTTGATGATAGAAACCATTAAGATTAATGGTATAGATTGCTATTACATTCCGAATACCAATGATGCGGCAAGAGACCTATTGTATGGTGAAGACCCACTTAAGAAGTTTGAAGCCGCATATCCATTAGAGTTGTATGTAACAAACGTAGATGGTTATGAAGGTGAACGTGAGTTCTTCTCAAAGTTTGGTTTAGAGATTCGTAACAACATGTCTGTGATTGTATCTAAGCGTTCATTTGCACGTTGGGTGCCACAGACTTATCACAGGCCACGTGAAGGTGATTTAATTTACATTCCTTTCCTAGCACAATCTGGTGAAATGTATGAAATTAAATATGTTAATTTCTCTGAAGCATTCTATGTGTTGGGTAACAAGTATCCATACTTCTATAAACTAGAACTTGAGAAATTCAAATACTCACAAGAAACAATTGATACTGGAATTCCAAGCGTTGATGATACTGTATTCCAGGAAGCATATAATATTTCTTTGAATCTAAACTTAGCATCAGGCACTGGAAATTATATTGTAGGTGAACCAGTAATAGGTGAAACACCTTTCAATACATCACACGGAACAGTAGTAAGTTGGGATTTACCAACAGGTGTACTTAAAGTAACTGACATTGTTGGTTCATTTGCAAACGGTTCAGTTGTTACTGGTAACACAAGCAATGCATTCTATTCTATAAATGTAGAACCAGACCAACTTGTTGATCCATTGGAACGTGAACTGTACAACAATAAATTGATTCAGACAGAAGGTAATTCAATCGTTGATTTGTCTGAAACTAATCCATTTGGTAGTATAACATGACAGAAGCAACAACAAATTATTCCTACCATCGAATAATTAGAAAGATGGTTGTTGCTTTTGGCAACATGTTTAATGAAATCAAACTTGCACGTTACGATTCTACCGGCAATGAAACGGAACATTTCTTGGTTCCTATTGTTTATGGTGGCAAAGAGAAGTATGTTTCTCGTTTAGAAGGTGATCCAGAACTGGACAAGAAGGTTCAGATTTCTTTACCAATCATGTCATTCGAAATGAATGATATGAGATATGATGCATCTAGAAAATTAAATACGAATGCCAAAACACACGCACACTCAGGAAAAACAAACACAGATATATCAGTGTACAATCCTGTACCGTTTGATTTCGATTTCAAACTATATGCATACGTAAGAAACATCGAAGATGGCGCACAATTAATGGAAAAAATACTTCCATTTTTTACACCAGATTATACACTCAGAATAAATTTAATACCAGAAATGGGAATTGTGAAACAACTTCCAATAGTTTTGAAGGATGTTTCGAATGAAATTGATTATGAGGGTGATTACAATTCTAAAGTTAGAAGTGTTATTTGGACTCTTAGTTTCACGGTAAAAGGGTATCTCTACGGTGCAATTTCGAATTCTAGAATCATTAGAGCATCATACACAAACATCATAAACGATCCTACGTTACACAATTACAATTTAATTTCCAAAATGAATTCAAATGGATTCGGAGATTACTTATATGATGAGGAAGTTTACCAAGGGTATTCTTATGATACGGCAACCGCAAGGGCTAAAGTGAATTCATGGAGTTCAGTATCGAAAATGCTGGAGATGAAACAAATCACCGGTCATTTTACTAGCGGAGAAACCATAATTGGTGCATATTCTAATGCAACATGGACAGCAAACACGTTCAATGTTTCATCAAATTCATCTGTTCAAATTATTGTTACACCTGTACCTTCCGATGTTATATTACCTAACAATTATACATATAACGTACAAACAAAAGAATTCCCGAACATAGAAGAAACTGTAATTGTGTCATTCGATTCCACATATTACGATTTCAGTAGCACAGAATTCACAATGGACAGAACATAAAGGTTTAAAAATGGCACAACAAACACTCAATTTAGGAACATCAGCAAATGATGGAACTGGTGACACACTAAGGGTTGCCGGAGCAAAAATCAATTCCAATTTCACTGAAGTTTATTCTAACGTTTCTGTAGCAAATACAAAAGCACAGGCAGCCTTTGATGCGGCCAATTCGTATTCACTGTTTGATTTGTCTTTTACACAGTCTTCTTACAATCAGACGAATACTGCCACAATTATGGCACAAAACTCCTATAATAAGGCTAACAACACTGATTATACAATCACTGGAAATGTTGCTATATTGAACTCATCGATTTCATCCAACGTTGCCAATCTTCGTAGTGAGATTACTGGAAACGTTGTCATATTAAACACATCGATTTCATCCAACGTTGCTAATCTCCGCAGTGAAATTACATCCAACGTAAACACTATCAATAGTTCTATTGCAAACAATGCGGCGTCAGCAAACTCGGTAATAAATACTAGAATTTCGGCTAACATATCAAACGTTACTGTCTATACTCAAGCCGCATTTGATTTAGCTAACACTACATCTAATACCACAAACACATTAACAGCAAACATTATATTTTCAGGCGCAGTAATTTCAGGTAACAGTACCAGTAATGTTACAGTTTTAACGTCAGAACTTATTAACCAATTTACAAGTATAGATTTGTTTAAGAATGGAGATATGAATCTATATTCTAATGCAAACGTAACTATACTTACCGATTCTTCCTCATCACTATATCAATGGAATTTTGGTAAAAACGGAATATTAACTTTCCCAAATGGCTCCACACAGTCCGGTGGTATGATGAATCTGGTTGCATTCAAAGCACTTGTAGCCAGTTCTGCTGATTTTACAGATTTCCAATCGAAAGTTGCGGCACTGTAATGGTGATTTAAATGTCTAAATTTGAAAAGAGTATGACTGAAATATTTGATGTGACACCAACAGTTATAGAAAAAACTGAAACATTACCAGCTAAGATTGAATCACAGGTAACTAAAAATCTTGATGGTGACCTTGATAATGATTATCAAGAATCAAGACAAACACTTAAAGATTTGGTGGTAAAAGGTAATCAAGCAATCGACCATCTTCTTGCTATTGCATCTGAGACAGAACATCCACGTGCGTTTGAAGTTGTGGCAACTCTCATTAAGAATACAGCAGAGGCAAATGAAAAATTAATGGTCATGCAAAAGACTATTCGAGAACTCAAGAACATCAAAAAGAATGATTCTGGTGTTAATGTGGACAAAGCTATTTTCGTAGGCTCAACTTCAGAACTTTCAAAGTTATTAAAAGCAAAGAATGGCGATTAATAATAAAGATTCTTACCGTGACAATCCGTTACTCAAGAAAGCAGGGGTTGAACACGCATATACTCAGGAAGAAGTTGATGAGTACATAATGTGTGCTAAAGATCCGGTGTATTTTGCCATGAAATACATCAAGATTGTTAACGTTGATGAAGGTCTTATGCCATTCCGTATGTGGGATTTCCAAAAGGAAATGATTCGCACATACCATGAAAATAGATTCTCTATCACTAAATGTCCCCGTCAGGTTGGTAAGACTACCACATCGGTTGCATATCTTCTTTGGCTCACACTTTTTTCAGACCAACAAAACGTTGCCGTTCTTGCCAACAAGGGTTCTCTAGCACGTGACATTCTAGCAAAATATCAACTAGCATACGAAAACCTCCCTATGTGGTTACAACAAGGTGTTGTCACATGGAACAAAGGTAACGTAGAACTAGAAAACGGTTCAAAGATTATTGCGGCGTCCACATCCAGTTCTGCTGTTCGTGGAGGTTCTTTCAACGTAGTATTCTTGGACGAATTTGCGTTCGTTCCAGCCAACATTGCCAATGAGTTCTTTAACTCTGTTTACCCTGTTATCTCATCTGGTAAGACTACAAAGATTATTATTGTGTCTACACCTAACGGCATGAATCTGTTCTACAAACTTTGGATGGACGCAATTGGTAAAAAGAATGGCTACAAGACCTTTGAGATTCACTGGTCAATGGTACCAGGTCGTGACGAAAAGTGGAAAGAAGAAACAATTAAGAACACATCCGAAGAACAATTCAGACAAGAGTTTGAATGTGAATTCTTGGGTTCTACCAATACTCTTATCTCTGGCTCCAAGCTGGCGCAGTTGGTATACAAAGAACCAATTGCCAAACATGAGATGCTGGACATTTATGAATATCCAGTAAAAGGTGACAATGAACGTTCAGCAGACCACATATATGCAATCACAGTTGACCCAGCCGAAGGTAGAAATTTGGATGCTTCCAGCTTCACGGTATTTGATGTGTCTTCTGTACCATATAAACAGGTTGCCAAGTACAATTCATCATCAATTTCACCAGTTCTATTCCCAACCGTCATTTTTAATACAGCAAAACTGTTCAATGATGCGTATGTCCTAATAGAAATAAATAACACACCACAGATTGCCGACACTTTACACCAGGATCTTGAGTACGAAAACGTAGTGAAGATTGAGACTGGTAACAAAAAAGCACAGGCAATGGGTACAGGTTTTGGTCGTGGCATTCAGCTTGGTCTGAAAATGTCACCACAAGTCAAGAGGATTGGTTGTTCCAACCTTAAGACTTTGATAGAAAATGATAAGTTAATTATCAATGATTTTGATACCATCTCTCAGCTAACAACTTTTGTGTCATCACTCAACAGTTTTAAGGCGGAAGAAGGTGCAAATGATGACATTGTTATGACACTGGTTATGTTTGCATGGATGACAACACAACAATACTTCAAAGAGATTGTTAACCATGATTTGAGAAAGCAGATGCAGTTGGAAATGTTGAATCAATCGGACGAAGAAATGCCATCTTTTGGTATCTTTGATGATGGTACTGATAAAAATTACATCGTAGAGGGTGGTGATGTTTGGATGACTAAGGAGGACGAAAAAGGTCCTTCAACATTCTTTATGAATTAACTATAAAACCACCAATTCATAAATATAGTATAGGTTATTACTGCCAAATAGCATTATAAAACAAGGAGAGTAAAATGGCATTTCAGATTTCTCCAGGCGTAAGCGTATCAGAGGTCGACTTAACAACAGTTGTTCCTGCGGTATCCACTACAGCCGGTGCATTCGCTGGACCATTCCAATGGGGACCAGTAGGACAAAGAACACTCGTATCACATGAAACAGATTTAGTTAACAAGTTTGGTCAACCA